GATGGCGCCGATGGCGCCGATGGCGGAGACCCGCCGCAGGACGGTGCATCCGACGAGACGACCCCCAAGGCCCCGGCAAAACCGGGGCCTTCCGATTCCGGGGGCAAGCCGCAGACCTTCGCGCTCAAGGTCAACGGCAGCACCTTCACCAAGAGCTTGCAGGAGGTCGCGGTTCTCGCCGACCTCACCGTCGAGGAAGTGCTGGCCGCGCCCGACCGGGCGCTGAGCTATGCGCGCCGGGAAATGGCAGCGCAGCAGAACCTCGAAGAATCCCGCCGAATTTTGCGCGACACCAAATCGCGCAAGGATGACGGCACGGACCGGACCGTGCCTCCCGATCCATCCCAGGATCGGCCCCAAACCGGAAGCCAAGATGATCGCGGCCAGCCTGAGTCCGCCCGGAATCCCACCGGGAAAGTGGACTTCAAGAAGCTCGCCGAAGACATCCAGATCGCAGACCCGAGTGAAGTTGCTCCGCTGCTCGAACAGGCGTTCACCACCGTCGCCGCCGAGGTCGCCCGTTCGACCGTGGCCGAGACGGAGGCTGACCGCAGCGCACAGGCCCATCGTTCCGGCATCAAGCAGTCGATGGACGGTTTCATCGACGCCCACCCGGAGGTGAAGGCGAACGTCACCTACTTCACCAACGCGATGACGCCTGCCGTCTACGACGAATATCGCGCCGATCTCGTCAGCGTCATGGTCTCCGAAGGCCGCGACGAAGCCGAAGCGCGGGACCTCGTTGAGAAATCGCCGAACTCCAAGGTGGCCGAAGTGCATCGCGATCTCCGCATGGCCGGACATTCCGATGTGCGGCAGGTCAACAAGGAGTTCTTCGAGGCGGCCTATACGCGCATGAAGACGAGCCTCGGCTTTTCCTCGGGTCAACAGCAGCAGCCACAGCCGCAGAACGGTTTGCAGCAGCGCCAGGAGCGCAAGCGGACCGCCCTGCCCCATCAACCCCAGCGTGCCTCCGTGCCCCCCGCCCAGCCCCCTGCTCCGCCCAAGCCGCCGAGCCGGAAGGAAGTGGTCGAGGAAATGCGCCGCGCACGCGGACAGAAGTCGGCTTCCGCCCGCTGAACATCGCGGGCGCGCGGTCAGTCCGCGCGTTCGTCACGCATTTGTAAGGCCCGGTGTCACGCTCCATCGAAAGGAGCCTGACCCATGCCCGGTCAGCTTTTCAGCCAGGGCGATACCGCCTCTGGCTTCATGTACTCGGACAACCTGTCCAAATATCTACGGACGGAAGTCCAGCCGCGTACCAAGTTCCGCCAGTTTGCCGACGCCAAGGACCACACCGACAAGGGTCTGCACCGCGGCGACAAGGCGACGTGGAAGGTCTACTCGAAGATCGCCAACCAGGGCGGTCGCCTCACCGAGACCCAGCAGATGCCGGAATCCGGCTTCACCGAGAGCACCAAGTCGCTCACGGTGTTCGAGGCCGGCAACTCCGTCCCCTACTCGGGTAAGCTCGACGCCCTCGCCGAGCACGATGTCCAGACCGTCATCGACAAAACGCTGCGCGATGACTGCCGCAAGTTCCACGACATCGAGGTGTGGCGCCAGTTCGACGAATGCGCGCTGCGCATTGCGCCGGAATCCGGCACGTCCACGACCGCCATCACCCTGACCACCAACGGCTCGACGGCCACCACCAACAACGTCGAGTTCGGCACGGGTCATGTGAAGGCCACGTCGGACATGATGAAGGAGCGGAACATCCCGACCTTCTTCGGCGACGACTACGTGGCGATCAGCCACACCACGTCCTTCCGCACCTTCAAGAACTCGCTGGAAGCCGTGAAGCAGTACACCGAGACCGGCCTGGGGCACATCTTCCGGGGCGAGATCGGCCGCTACGAGGGGATGCGGTTCGTCGAGCAGAACTTCATCCCGAAGGGTGGCGCGATCGACTCGACCACGTTCAACCCGGAGACGGGGACCGCGGACGCCTGGAACAACGCCAAGTCGTCGTGGATCTTCTTCTTGGGCGAGGACACCGTGGCCGAGGCCATCGTCATCCCCGAGGAAATCCGCGCTAGCAACGGAGCTTGGCGCCTCGCTGCGTAAGCAGCGTGTCTGACCCTTGGTCCAATGAAGCTCCCCGGCGACTATGGCCGGGCCAAGGGCATCGCTTGGTACTAAACCCCGAGAGTGGTACCCCCGTCAGTAATGACGGTGCGAAAACCAGGAGAATTGCTGGAAAGCTAAGGGTGTCGATATTAAATTGACGCCTATGCCAATCAGCAGCCGAGCCTCGAAAGAGGAAGGTTCAGAGACTAGGGCGCAAGCCCGTAGGCTCCAAGCGGAGTCGAAGCCCCTGGCCCCCACGAAAAGGTGGGGTGAAGATATAGTCCAATCCAATCGGAAACGGTTGGCAGTGCAGCAGGCCCTTTTCGAGCGGTACGTCATCACCGAAAAGGGTTGTTGGGAATGGACCGGCGGCAAGAGCCACGGCTACGGACAGCTAAGAGTGCGCGAGGTATGGGCCGACGATCCGGTCTATGCTCATCGCGTATCGTATCTGATCCACCACGATCCGATCCCCTTCGGTCAAGAGGTGTGTCACACCTGCGACAACCATCCATGCTTTAACCCGGAGCATCTGTTTTTAGGCGACCAAGCGGCGAATATCCGCGACATGGTGGCCAAGGGACGCGGGGCTCACGGAGCAAAGAACGGGATGGCCCGGCTCGCGGCAGACGACATCGCCAAGATGCGAGAGTTGTCGGCAGGCGGTCGCAAGCAGTCCGAGATAGCCAAGATTTACGGCATTTCGGAAGGGCACCTCAGCGACATTCTTCGAGGCAAGAGATGGCGGCGCGGCCCAGGTGGAATCAGAACTCACCACGGCCTGGCCAAAGTCACCGAGAAGGATGTGTATCGGATGCATGACCTGTTCGCGCAAGGAATGAACTACGCGGACATCAGTCGTCAGTTCGATGTGGCCGATGCCACGGTCCGAGACGCAATCCTCGGCAATACGTGGAAGTCTGTTTTTGCTGCACGGCGTCAGAGTAGCGATCTGACGTGAATTTTCGACCTCGGCGGCTACGGCATCGTTCACGACGACGCCACCAACGGCCGCATCGTCAAATGGGACAGCGCGGCCTGATCGGCTGACTGCCCCATATCCCCGCAACCGAATGGCAAGGCCCCGACGCAATCAAGCGCCGGGGCCTTTTCCGTTCCAGATGATCGGAGATCATCACCATGTACGACAATCCGGAACGCATCCGTTACGACCTGGACGGCAACGCCGCGATCCAGTTCGGCGCGGACGGCGAAACCAAGTCCTACGAGTACATCGGCCCCAAAGGCAAGAAGGGCCTGGTGCGCGACATCGAGAACGAGATCACCGAGAACATGGTCGGCACGACCACGGTTCCGGAGATCGGCGTCGGTGACGCGGCCTCGGACCTCGGCTCGCTCGACAACGAGTACGGCCGCTTCCGACTCGGTTCGACCGAGACCTCCGGCTACACCACCGCGCTGTCGCCGAACCCGGTCCGCGCCTCCTCGTTCGTCACCTCGAAGAACGAGCCCGGCGCTGCGATCCTCCCCGGCAAGCAGTCGGTCGCATACTCCGAGCACGTCGCTCTCGAGAAGGCGTTCATCCCCGCGGATACGCCCTTCTTCATCAGCCTCGTGCCCGGCTCCGGCGGCACCGAGACCGGCGCCGGCCGGGTGGCCGTCGAAATCGACTGGATTTGAGTCGATGGCAAACGCCAACGAGCCGCGGCTGATGAAGCCGCGGCGTGACGACCCAGCGCCCACGTATTCCAACGCGAGCGGTGACGCCGTTCGCGATGGATACACGCGCATCGCCGGCCGGAATGTTCATCGCGACAGCGGGGACGGCAACAGCCCGTTCTCGATGTACGGCGAGCATTCCGACCAAATGAAGCCCGATGTGGGCGAGCGGGACTGGACCCGCGGACCCCGTTTTTCGGAGGACTGAAATGAAGACGAGCTACGAGAAGTCTGGCGTTCGCGGCCAGACCGTCATGCGCGCGACCGGCCGCGACGACAGCTCCTACAAGGTCAACGACAAGGAGGCGCGCGAGGGCCGCGAAATGAAGGGCGGCAAGGACAACCTCTCGCACTCGCTGTCCGGCGCGTCCGCCGTGCAGCACGTCAAGGGCAAGTAAGGGACGGGGAGCATCGCATTCCAATGAAAGAACCCCGTCTCGACAGGTCACGCTTCTATGCCGAGGTGCATCCGGCGGGCGATGGCGGAGTCCACTTTCGGCAAGTCTGCTTCGCAGGCGATCCGTCCGGTGGGCTCCCCTTCGACCACGAAGGGCGCCTCGTCAAAGCCCGGCTGACCCCACAGCAGATCGAGGAATTGAAAAAGCCGGAGCAGCCGCGCTCCCAGAAGGGCGCGGCTGCCTCCTCGCCATTCAGCCTCGACCAGTTGAAGGCCCTCGATGCCCTCAACCTCCTCAACGACAGCCAGAAGGCCACGCTCGCGCAGATGCAGTCGGGGGGCGATCCTCCCGGTGGTGCCGTGCCGGGCGAGACCGAGCGCGCCGGCTACAAGCCGCCCAAGTCGCCCGCACCGGGCGAGGAAGGCGGCGAGGGCAACGTCAACCTCGAAAGTTGGCTCAAGGGCGAGGAGAACTTCCTGTTCCACCGCGTCAAGGGCGCCGTGTTCGAGCGTTTCCACCGCAAGTTCGAGCGCCAGGACGACATCGTTCAGTTCCTCGTGCTGGCAAACGACGGCCCGCACCTCGTCACGGGCGAGCAGTTGAACGAGCGGTTCAGGAAGTACCTCGACGGCGCGGCTAAGGACTGACCGTCTTGGCGATCAACTTCATCACTCTGACGGGGGCAAAGACCGTTCCCGAATCGATCCACAATTGGGTCAACTACGGAAAAACCCCCGTCAGCGTGATCCTTGCGATGGCGGAAGCCCTCATCTATTCGCGCCTTCGGGTGCGGGAAATGCGGGCTTCCACCGTTCTCTCGCTCCCGGTCGAGGCGTGGACGCTCGGCCTGCCGACCGGATACCTCGAACCGATCTCGATGGTGGACCGGGAGCTTGGGGAGTTGATCCCCCACCGTTTCATCGAGGAACGCGGCCTGCTTCGGCGGCGCACCTACGACACCGACAGGGTGACGACGCTCAATGGCGCTATCACGGCTGGCGCGACCTCGATGGTCGTTGCCGATCGCAGCGTATTCCAGACCACGTTTCCCTTCACGCTCCGCCTCGACTCCGAGGCGGTGAAGGTCACCGCAGGCGCTTCGACCACGCTGACGGTCGTGCGTGGCTATGGCGGCACCACCGCGGCAGCCCATGCCAATGGGGCCACCGTTGACGGAATGCTCGACAGCGGTACGCCAGTGCATGTCGCGGTGTTCTCCAACCTGTTCCAGTTCGACTGCAAGGCGGACGACGCGCGCACCTACGATCTGGCGTTCTACGAGACGCCTACATCGCTCGGCGCGACCAACCTCACGAACTTCCTGACCACCCGCTATCCCAATCTCATCTATCAGGCGTGCCTCGCGCTTGCGGCGCAGTTCCGCAAGGACACGGAGGAAATGGTTGCCGAGCTGGCGCTGCTCGACAGGTTCTGCGCCGACGCGAATGCCGAATCCGACCTCGGAAGGGCAAGCTGATGGCCGACACTCTCACCACCTTCATGTCGCTGGTGAAGCAGACCATCGGCGGCAACCGGAACACCTGGGGCAACATCCTCAACGCCAACCTGGACCTGATCGACTCCGGTCTTGCCGGACAGCACGCGGTCTCGACCACGGGCGGCACCACGACCCTTGGCGACACCGAGTACATCAAGCGCATCATCAACGTCACTGGAACGCTGTCCTCGAACGCGATCATCCAGTTCCCGAACAAATCCGGCTTCTGGATCGTGCGAAACGGCACCACCGGCGGCAGCTACACGGTGACGGCCAAGACCGCCTCCGGCTCCGCCGTCGATATCATCCGCGGCGGCTTCACGCTGGTGTGGTGCGACGGCAACGACGTGATGCGGGTGGGGGCGTCCAGCACCTTCCTCGATACGCAGGCGCGGGCACCGGCCGGCACGCTTGCCGCACCCGGCATGTCATGGCTCGACGAACTGGCCTCGGGCTTCTACCGGGTCTCCTCCGGCGTCTTTGCCTGGGTGGTCGCGGGCGTGGAGCGGCTTCGGGTATCGGCCACGGCGTTCGCGATTCTGCTGGCCGACACCGGCACGGCGACGGTCAAGATCGACGCGACCACCGTGGTCACCGTCGCCGAAACCGGCGTGGCGGTGGTCGGCAACCTCACCGTCAATGGCGTCTCGATCCTGCCGGTGGGAACCACCGTCGAATATGACGGCATCACCGCGCCGAACGGCTGGCTCCTGAAATACGGCCAGGCCGTCAGCCGCACCACCTATTCCGAGCTTTTGGCTGCCCTCACCGCCACGGCGACGGCCACGCGCAACGGCACCACCAGCCTGACCTCTGTCAGCGCGGACCTGACCAACCTGGGCCTTGAGGGCGCGGCCATCGAGGGCACCGGCATCCCGTCGAGCACGACGATTGTCTCGCTCACCGCCACCACCATCACACTGTCGCAGGCGGCCTCCGGCTCCGGCTCGATGACCATTCGGGCGCTTCCGCACGGCAACGGCGATGGCTCGACCACCTTCAATATCCCCGACGACCGCGGCCGCGCCGTGGTCGGCCGCGACAACATGGGCGGCACCTCCGCCAACCGGCTGACAGGACAGACAGGCGGGCTCAACGGTGACAAGCTCGGTACGACCGGCGGCGCGGAGACGCACACGCTGACCACCGCAGAACTCGCCGCGCACAGCCACGCCGTGAACGATCCAGGCCACAGTCACGGTCTGTTCTCAAGTGCGCCCACTGGGGCTGGCTCGCCTGGAGGTAATGCAAACTCGACCTCCACGTCAGCCGCTTTCACCGGCATCACGATAAACAACGCAGGTGGTGACGACGCGCACAACAACGTGCAGCCCTCGCGCGTCTCCAACAAGATCATCTTCACCAACGTCTTCGCCTGATGCCGCGCGCAGCCGAGCCCATTGCGCTGATGCCGGGCAAGCCGGGCATCAGCAAGAAGGATTCAGAACTCTCGACCGGCGACCGATGGATCGACGGCGACAACGTGATCTTTGTCGATGGCAAGCCTGAGAAAATGGCAGGCTTCGACGAATTGGGCATCAGCAGCGTGTCGGATGCTGTCCGCGGCATTCTGGCGTGGTCAACCCAGGACCTGAACCCGTTCATCGGCTTCGGCACCTACCGCAAGCTCTACGTCTCCGATCAGGGCCTTGGAGCGCCGTATGACATCACGCCCATCGACGCCACCGGAACGCTGAGCGGTCCGTTCGCCACCACGAATGGCTCCGCAACGGTCGCGGTGACGGATACCGCGCATGGGCGGACAACGGGCGACGAGGCGACTTTTTCCGGCGGCAGCGCCGTTGGCGGCATCACCATCAGCGGCACCTACACGATCCAGACCATCGTCGATCAGGACACCTACACCATCACGCACACGTCTGCCGCGACTTCGAGCGCGACCGGCGGGGGGACGGTGACCTACAGCTATCCCCTCAGCATCGGCTCGACCGACCCGGTGGTGGGCGACGGCTACGGCGCAGGCGGTTACGGCCTGTTCGACTACGGCGATCCGACCGAGGACGTGGAAGGCGGCTTCATCTTCGATCCCCGTGTCTGGCACCTCGACAAGTACGGCGACCTGATGATCGTCAATCCGGTCAACTACGGGGTCTACTGGTTCGATCCGACCGACATGCCGGCCTATGTGCGCGCCGAGGCCATCACCAATGCGCCGACCGAGTGCAGGGCGGTGTTCGTCACATTCGAGCGGTACATCTTCGCTCTCGGCGTGGACGGTGATCCGCTCAAGATCAAATGGCCGGACCGCAACGATCCAACCGCTTGGACGCCAAGCTCGACCAACACCGCGAACTCGCGCCGGTTGACCGAGGGCACGCGGATTATTTCCGGGGCCGGTCTCGCCAATCTCGTGAGCCTCGTGTGGACCGACACCGCGCTGTATCACTTCCGCTACACCGGCCTGTCGTTCATCTACGATTCCAGGGTGATCGGCACCAACTGCGGGCTGGTCTCTCCGCTCGCCAAGGTCGTGCATCAGGGCGTGGCCTACTGGATGAGCCACCATGAATTCCTGATGTCGTCGGGGAGCGCGCCGGTTTCCATCCCCAATTCCGAGGATATCCGCGAATTCGTGTTCAACGCGCTCCGGCGCACCGGCTACGAGTTCAAGTGCAATGCGTATTTCAACGCGCTGCACAACTACATCTTCTGGTTCTATGTGCCGAGCGCGGCGACCGAGCCGACGCTCTATGTCGGTGTCAATCTCAAGGATTTCTCGTGGACGATCGGCACCCGCACCCGCACCAGCGGCACGTTCCTCAAGGGCTCCGACCAGCGGCCTATCCTCGCCGATGACACCGGCATGATCTACCAGCACGAAGAAGGGCTGGATGCCGAGGACTTAGCGATCGACACCTACATCACGCGGGCGCCGATGCAGATCAGGAACGGGGCGCAGCTCGGTGAGATCCACGGTCTGATTGCCGATTTCAAGCGGCAGACCGGCAACATGAGCATCGAAATCGAGACCTACGACCGCATCCGCGAGGGCGTCCTGGACCGTGAGACGGCGGTCATCGCCGAAACCGACGACCTCGTGGACGTTCGCATCGGTGGCCGCATCGCCAAGGTGACGCTGCGTTCCAACGTGGTTGGGGGGGATTTCCGGCTGGGCGATCCCATGTTGCAGATCAAGGCCACGGGATCGCGACCGTGAGCACCTTTTCGTTCGGGCGGCCGACCGAGAACACGCAGGAAGCGATCAACCGATGGGTTGAAGACGCGCTCCGGCAGGTCGAACGCTCCACCGATGTTCAAGAGGTTCTGGCGGAGTTCTCAACCACCGGATCGTTCACCGAGACCCGCACGTTCAATGCGTCGTCGGCCACGCTCGGGGACCTGCGCAACGTGCTGGCGACGATGATCTCCGACATTAAGAAAAAGGGCCAGAAGCGCGATTATGCTTGAAGTCAGGCTTGCGCAGGACGAGGCGGACGCAATGCTCGTCTTCCACGCCCTCAAGGCATTTTACGACGAGGGCGGGGTTCCGGGTTCTTTCGATCCCGTCAAGGTGCTCGCCAATGTGCTGTCGATGGTCAAGGATCGGGGCCGCTGCGCCTTGATGGCGATGGACGGTGACACGCTGGCCGGCGTGCTCTGTCTTGTCGAGTCCGGGCCTTACTGGTGGAGCACCACCGACCGCTTCATCGAGGACAAGGGCTTCTACGTCTACCCGCAGTATGAGGCGGGTGACGCCGGCAAGCTGCTCCTCGAAACCGCAAGGGCGCTGTCCGACCACCGGCAGATGCCTGTCTACATTTCGATCTTCAACGCACGGCGCAAGCGCGGCGCACGCTCCAAATGGGAGCGCGTCGGCGCAACGCTCGACTATAACCCCCGCGGCGCGGTCCTCGCGCACTTTCCGGAGAACTGACAATGGGCTGCTTTGGCGACATGGAGCCGACCAAGCAGAAGCAGACCACGAGCACGTCCACGGTCTCGCCGCCGTCCTGGGTGCAATCGGCCGGTCAGCAGAACTATGAGCGGGCAAGCTCGATACTCGACCGGGGCTATGTCCCCTACGGCGGCACGCGCGTTGCGCCGCTGTCCGGCGACGAGGTTACGGCTGGCAATCTGGTGCGCTCGACCGCTGCCGCCGGAAACCCATACCAGGACGAGGCTGCGAGCCTGCTGCGTGGCTACGGGCAGGCGCCGAAGTTCAACTACGACTTCAACACCATCGTCGATGAAAGCGGCCCGCTCGGCTCGATCCAGAGCTACATGAACCCGTACCTCGATGCGGTGCTTGCGCCAATTCTGCGCCAGATCGGGATTTCCGGGGCGCAGCAGCGCAACAGCATCGGCAGTTCCGCCACAATGTCCGGTGCGTTCGGCGATGCCCGGCAAGGCGTGGTCGAGAGCGAGCAGCGCAAGAACCAGATGCTGCAAGAGGGCGATGCTGTCGGCAAGGGCTACTCCGACGCCTTCAACCAGGCGCTGGGACTTCGCTCGCAGGACGCGGGGCGCTTCTTTCAGACGCAGCAGGCGCAGGAAGGCGCGGACCGCGCGGCGCTGGAGCGGGCGCGCGCCTCCGGGATCGACCTCACCAACCTCGACAAATACGACGTGTCGCGGGCGCTGGGCCTTTCCTCGGCGCTCGGCGGCGTGGGCCAGAACGAGCGCGAGATCGCGCAGAAGGCGGCCGACGTGGACTACGACACGTTCCGCCAGCAGAACGGCGGCTTCGACAAGGAAATGATTTCCTGGCTGACGCAGCTCCTGGCCGGCACTCCAACCGCGAAGACCACCACGGGCGAGCAGATGGCGACCGAGTCGGCGCCGAACAATTCGGGCTGGCAGATGGTCGGCACGCTCGCCTCCGCGCTCCTGCTGTAACGGGGATCACCGATGATCGACAACTGGCTGCAAGACCTGTTCTCGCCGGAGCCCCCGGCGGGCATGGGCGATGCGATGTCGCGCCTGTCCGGCGGACTGCGCGACCGGGAGGCGTTCTACAGCGACCCCAACATCGGCATTCAGGACAAGGACCAGCGCGAACTCACCGAGCGGTCCTTCGCCTCCGGCGACTATGCCCCCGGCCCCGGCGGCATGACCTACAGCCCGTTCGAGCCCAAGCGCGGTGGTGTTGCGGACATGCTGTC